ACCAATCGGATTAAGAGAGAAGCAAGTTGTGGTGAGGTCGCTAATGGCTTTCTGATCAACTTCATTCCGCATGGATTGAATTTCTCCAGCAACAATCTCAACCACAGGAGTTTCCTCCTTATTTTCCGCAAGAGCTTCTGACATGACAGCTCTATCTGTGGGGAATTGACTTTCATCGACATAGTTAACCATGAGATCCGGGCAGCTGACGTAGACGTTAACGTATATATCAGCACTTTGGGTACAGGTCTGCCTGGTAATAGGAACAAATCCAATAAAACCATTGACATACTCTTCTCCAAAGGTTCCTGGAACTATAGTAGAACCATAGTCACCCTCAACATCACTGCTTGGTTTTGTTCGCAACCAGCCTCTAGGCTGGGCCCAATCAACGCAGAATGAAACACTTTGAGTTTTGTTGAGATCCACCACACGAATAAACTGTTTATTATATTCAATATCTGTAGTTATCAAGGCTGCCTGAGCGACATTTGGGTCAAAGAAAAGACCAAACACGCCTGCATGATATTGAGAACAAACAATCTCAAAACGGAATTTGACGGTGCCGTGCCACCATCTGAAAGGTATTGTAACCCAATCGCATGCTGTAGGTTGTACAAACATCTCGGATATATTGTCAAAGAAAGTACCTAGCTGAGGAGTCACCTTACATAACCATAAAGGTACATTAGGATCATCGGTATCAGCCCACACAAAGGTGGTTAGATAACTTTCCTTAGCAGCTATTGACTGGATGTTTAGTTCGTCGTCAGTTACAGCTACGACACGGGGGTCTACTGTTATTTCCTGTTTAGGATCTAACACAACCCGCTTCGCTACAGAAGAACCTATGGCTTCAGCATCATTTTCAAATGGGTCGGGTCTCACATAAGAATGAGGCCCAGTTACCACTGGTTTTGACCATCCGAAGATAGACGATACAGTGGATACTCCTCTAAACACCAGAGAACTGGCTAAAGCAAAAGGTTCCAACCATGGGACGGCTTGAAGAGCATCTGAAACTGCAGCAATAGCAGTAGAAGCTTTTTCTACAGGCCCTCTTTTACGCTCATCTTGAGATTGAATCTCAGCGGATAAGGATTCTGTAGTAATAGCCATCTGAGTAGCGGTAGGCACTCCAAGAACTACATCGGTTGCATGCGCATAAACCTGCACACTAATGTCAGTCATAGAAGAACTAGTAGTTCCTAGAGGATTAATAGTCCAGAGAAAGATGGATCCGGCATCTGCAAAGTCAGCAAGTTCACTAGCAGTTCCTAAAGCGGAACTGGAAGTATTGAACAGACGATGCATGTACTTTGTAGATATAAACGGAATATGCATTTCCATCGGTTTGTTAGTGTTGAGTTTCAACACTACCACTCCAGGCTGTTGTTGAGAGAGATAGTTGACAACGCACTGTCGATAAGAGGTCGCAGGGACCAAAGCAAAATTATTCAAGTGCCATTGCAAAGTATCAACTCTCAAAGGGTAAGGTACGTAAGCCGCCATCAATTGACCGTAATGAAAGGGCATTGAGGCAACTCGAAATGTTACTGTCAAGCCGCACCTTAGATAGGCAAAGTTACGCAGGATTTTGGCTCTGATTGTTGGATTTATCGACCATTCATTCCAAATTCGAAATTCGGATTCAGAATCAGAACCTACACTTACGTCTACACTACCTATCAAAATGGGTCTCTTGAAAAATGTTTCAAGTCCTACTTCAGAAGCGGAGAAATAATAACCAGGAACAGGGCCGCTATCAACGACAGTGGTCTCTTCAGCATTAATTTCTCCGAAAGTCTCCTTAAGTTTGACATCATCGTCAACAGAACCCATCTCTTGACGTCCGTCAGCTGATTGGATATATCCAAACCGGGGGCTAAAACGGGAATTTCCGGAAAACCAAGACGGAGGATCATAAGGTATTCTCTTGTCTTCAAAAAACTGAATCAAAGAATTCCGAGTAGTGATCAACGCCTCCATCTCAATCAAGCACTTCTTATGTCTACGGTAATAAGGTCCATTAACAATATCAGTGCATATATGTGGATTATTTTTATAATCCGTGAGAGAAAAGCCAACGTTATGATAAAGCGTCTCAAGAACATCATCTAATTCTGCTATATCAAAGTTGACTTTGGTGTAAAAGTTTCTGTATTGTTCTTCTCTCTTAGCATCCTTAATAAAGCTCAACCACGAGCAGGATATCACGTGGCGAGTTTCTGGCAAACGTTTCCATTTGACTTTAAAGTCGAGGCTCAAACGCATAAAGGGACTAAACAATCCTCCTCAAGATACTATGCAAGGTGCTTCTCCGCCAGAGAGCAAACACCAGGTAACCAATAGCATCTAGTCTAGCTGGACACCAGCCGAGTTCCCAAAAATACGAGAATAAATCTCGTCGAAACAAGGGAGCTTCGCGACCAATATTTCTTTAGTGAACATTCCCTCAGAAAGAACGAGCTCAATTAGATCAAGTCTAAAAGCATGAAACAACTCTTCATCCAAAAAATGGAAAAACACTTCATTCAAACATGATTGAAGAGTTGAAAGCATCTGTTCTTCGTGAGAAACTGCTCGAGAAGGAATTCTCCACTGCAGCATCTTATAGATACTGTTCAAATCCAGTGGCGCTACATACTTCTTTTCCTTAGGAAAGTACACGAAACGACGTTTCAAGAAGGTTACTTCCTTCGCACTCAAATGGGAGACCATTTGTGCATCTTTACTCGCTAGAGTATACGTCATTCCATAAACTTCCTCAACAAACTTCGAGTAGATATGACCATTAAACACTGAAATCTTGCTCTTCTTAATTGCAGCAAGAAGATCATCTCCATACTTCAAAGGATGCACATACTCAAAGAAATCAAATTCCTTAGTAGCTTCCAGGGAGTACCACGCATAGACTAGCAAAACTAGTCCGCGCAATGAATTATCTTCCGCGGTAGCATACTTGCCTGAAGGCTGTAAGCCCGGACACCTGAACACGTCACATAAAACAGTGACCATGGGATATAAACTATCAGTAAGAAGTCCACGAACAATGTTCAGAGCTTCTTCGTTGTACCCAGCTTTCTCAAGAATCCTATAGACAATAGTACAAGCCGCATACCCAACTTCCATGGGCATTCCTTGATCGTAGTTCCCGTAATCTCCTTCCATGATGAGTTCGGAGCCCTCATAATCATCAAAATCTATCAAACGATGAATGAGAGCATCAGCTTCTTTGTGCATATTGACACCGAGGCCAGCATAGAAAGCATCACTCCTTTCTACCATTGTAGTGTAGAAGGGTGAGAGAAACATTCGACTTAGGATAAGACTATCTAAAGGTGGCCTGCAAAACAATCTAGTTTTGCCAGCTACAGCTTTGCTCCATTCTCGAGGTTCATCCTTCAACGTGGTGGCACACAAAAAAGATCGCGTACAACCTTGAGAGTACTCATCTATATCAAAC